TAGATCTAAAGTTAGTGTAATAGGATTTAAAATAACTGACATTGTTACAAAACAAGAATCACGTAATATAGTGGTATAGATCCATGGGACGCTTTGCTCAGGGAAAATATAATCTAAAGAATCCAGACAAGTATATAGGTAATAGAACTCCTACTTATAGAAGTAGTTGGGAATTTGCTTTTATGAAAATGTGTGACGAACATGCTTATATACAAGCATGGGCTAGTGAAGCAGTAAAAATTCCTTATAGAAATCCTTTAACTGGAAAACATACAATATATGTGCCTGACTTTTTTATTGCATATGCAAATAAAGGCGGAAGTAGAAAAGTTGAGATAGTAGAAGTTAAACCTGAGAATCAAACTCTAAAAGAAAAACTAGGACGTAGTAAACATAATCAAGCGGCTTGGATTGTAAACCAAGCAAAATGGGAAGCCGCTAGAGCATGGTGTAAACAACAAGGTATGTTTTTTAGAATAGTTACTGAAAAAGATATTTTTCATAGCGGAAAGAGAAGATAATGAATTTAGCAGAATACAAATCAAAAATGTTTGATATAGCAACCCGTCATCCTAAAAAAGCAAGGGGTGCAAAATATATTAGACAATGGGACATACACTATCCCGAAAAAGAATACATGGTTAAAAAAGCAGAAGAGTTTGGTATGCTCAAGGATGTAAAGACAGCAGTTGATGTAGGTACTGGTGTAGGAATGTTGCCATATTTGCTTATGCAAAAAGGTATACATGTTGAAGCAACTGATGTTGATGAAGAACAAACAGGACCAATATACAAACAATGCTGTGATATAATAAATTTAAAAAGACATCACTTGTGGATTGACAACGGTAAGCATATGGACTTTCCAGGCAAATATGATTTGTTTATTGCTAGTAGAACATGTTTTGATAGAGAGTGTTTACAACCAGGAGAACTATTTGATTGGAAATTTTTCTTTGATGACGTATTTCAATATGTAGATAAAGTGTTTATCAAAACAAATAATGCAGGAAGTGGTAAAGGATATCCTCAGTACTTACATCCTTACTTGTATAATCCAGCAGGCGAAGGGTTTGGTAAACCATTTAGAGCATGGTATATACACATCACTAAAGAAAAATGGGAGCAAGACCCTAACTCTGCTAAATAATAGTAGCAGTTAATGTGAGTATATAATGACAAAGAAACTACAAGATTTATTAGATTTACCAGATTCGAAAAAAATAATCGATGAGGCATCTAAGCAAGAAAAGCAACAAAAGAAATATGAAGTTGCTGAGCAAAAAGAGACTATGCGTGATATAGCAGAGTTTGATAAGATTGCTAGTGCGTTGCCTAGTGTAAAAGGATTAGGCGAAAAAGCAGATAGTGAATTAAATGAAATTGCAGACAAAGCACTACAAAGTTATGAAGATCTAATGGATCTTGGTATGAACGTGGAAAGTAGATATAGCGGTAGAGTATTTGAAGTAGCAGGATCAATGCTTAAAACGTCATTGGATGCAAAAGTTGCAAAAATGGACAAAAAACTTAAAATGATAGACTTACAACTGAAAAAAGAGAAGCAAGATAAAGATTCACCCATTGAAGATGCTGGTATAGTTAACGGTCACGGTGCTATTGTTACCGATAGAAACAGCCTATTAGCAAGATTAAAAGATATGGATAAAGATAAATAGTAGTAGAGGATAACCGTCATGAAAACATTTACACAAATATTAACAGAGTCAAAAAAGACTTATGAATTCAAAATTGGGGTGGCCGGCGAAAGAGAAGAAGGGTTTGAAGAAGCACTTGAAACTTGCCTTAAAAAGTTTGATGTTATATCAATGTCAAATGGTAAAAAGACGCCAATACAAGAAAGACCACTAGATTTTCCACAATTACAAAACATGGAAGTAACATACTTTGAAGCAGAAGTTGGATATCCAACTACACCACAAGTATTACAAGAGTACATTGCAAAATGTTGCCATTGTTTACAGAGTCATTTAATTGTAAGAAATGCTAATGATCCAAGAGAAGAATATCAAGCACCAAAAAGTGGCGAACCTTACGAATCAAAACTTGATACCTTAGAAATGGAACAAGCAGATCCGAAAGCACAAGATCATGTTGCTGGTAACAGAGTAATGAACTTACTTAAAGAGTTAGAAGTAGCACGTAAAGAACGTAATACAGATCCAATGGAAGCCGCGCCAAAAGGCGAAAGTGCTGACATTGATTCATCAGAAAACACTAAAGCAGTTGTAGGAGGCTAATATGAAAGATTTATTACAAAAATTAACGGACCTAGAGAACACTTTAGATTCTATGGATCCAACACCAAAAGAAGTTAAGCAAATTAATGAAGCGGCTTCAATGAGCATTAACATGTCAGGCGAAACAGCAGATGATGTTGCACGTCTAGTACAAATTATGCGTGACGGCGGAGCACCAGATGCAGGCGAAATGAAGCCTGATATGATGCCACCAATGGGACCACCAGACATGGGTAAAATGCGTGACCTAGTTAAAATGGCACCACCACCTGGCGCTGATATGGGCGGAATGGATGGACCACCAGACATGCCAGATATGGGCAAAGGTGATGACAACGATAAAGATGCTATTATGGGCATGGGCGGCATGGAAGATGACGTAGAAGAAGCAGGCTATGACAACTCACCAGAAGAAGATTATAAAGACCATCAGTATATGACTAGAGATTTATCAGGTGGTATTAACCGTGAGAAACAAGCATATGCGGCCGCACAAGATGGCGATAATGCAATGGCTGTAGAAGAACTACAATCAGCATTACGTGATGCACTTATGGCTAAAATGAATGATGTAGACGAAGTAACTGAATCATCAGACGAAGAAGTTGAAGAAGGTGAAATGCCAGCAGGCTTAAAAAAGCATATGGAAAAGAAAAACAAAGGCAAAAAGTCAGCAGATGAAGAAGTTGATGAAGGCTCATATGAAAAAGCAGGTGCAAAAGGTGACGGCTCAGCAAAGTTTGACGAAATGGGTTGCAAAAAAGAAATGATGAAACTTAATGCAAGCGGTTGTGCTAAACACGAAATGTACAGCAAAGTAGCAGAAAAGTATGGTTGTAGTAAAGGCCAATTCGAAAAACTATACGCATCAAGTTGCGGTAGCCACTAATACCCCCAGAACTATCCAATAGGGCCACATGGCCCTATTTTTTTCGGTAAATATTGATATGAGCAAATCACTTGACGGCGTTTTAATTAAAAAAGCCAATAAACGAGAAACATTTACAAACGAGCAAGTAGAAGCATTACTTAAATGTAGTGACCCAAAATTTGGGTACGACTATTTTGCACGTAATTTTGCATACATACAGCATCCTGTAAGAGGTAAACTATTGTTTGATCCGTACGAATATCAAACAAGGTTGCTTCAAAGTTATCACGATTATAGATTTAACATTAATATGTTGCCTAGACAAACAGGTAAAACTACCTGTGCGGCAATATACTTATTGTGGTTTGCTATGTTTGTTCCTGATCAAACTATTCTTATTGCGGCACACAAATATACAGGTGCCCAAGAGATTATGCAACGTATTAGATACGGATATGAAATGTGTGCTGATCATATTAGAGCAGGTGTTACAAACTATAACAAAGGCTCAATAGAATTTGAAAATGGCTCACGTATTGTTAGTGCTACTACAACAGGAAATACAGGACGTGGTATGAGTATTTCATTACTATACTGTGACGAGTTTGCATTTGTTATGCCCAACGTTGCCACAGACTTTTGGACATCAATATCACCTACACTAGCAACAGGTGGTCGTGCTATTCTTACATCAACACCTAACTCAGATGAAGATACGTTTGCTACTATTTGGAAACAAGCAGAAGATAAATTTGACGAACATGGTAATGAACAGGAACTAGGAAGAAACGGCTTTCATAGTTTCCGTAGTTACTGGCAAGAGCATCCTGACAGAGATGACAAATGGAAAGACGAAGAACTAGGACGCATTGGTGAAGAAAGATTCAAACGTGAGTACGATTGTGAATTTTTAGTATATGACGAAACATTAATTAACTCAATTAAATTAGCCGCACTAGAAGGTAACAATCCTATTATTAATATGGGGCAAACACGTTGGTATAAAAAACCAACTAGTGAATTTACATACGCAGTTGCACTTGATCCTAGTATGGGTACAGGTGGAGACAATGCGGCTATCCAAGTATTTGAATTACCTAGTTATGAACAAGTAGCAGAATGGCAACACAACACTACAGCAATACCAGCACAAATTAGAATAATGACAGATATATGTAAGCACATTGAACAAGAAACTGGTGATCCAAGCACAATCTATTGGAGTGTAGAAAACAACGGATTAGGCGAAGCCGCACTTATTGTTATTAACGACTTTGGTGAAGAGAATATACCCGGACTATTTGTAAGTGAACCTATTAGAAAAGGTCATGTACGTAAGTTCCGTAAAGGATTTAATACTACACACAGTAGCAAAGTAACAGCATGTAGTCGATTAAAGACTATGGTTGAGAACGATAAAATGGTTGTACATAGCAAACCTTTTATATCAGAACTTAAAAACTTTGTAGCAACAGGCTCAAGTTATAATGCAAAACTAGGGCAAACCGACGATTTAATTAGTGCAACACTACTAGCACTCAGAATGATGGATGTACTCAAGGATTGGGATCCTAGAATATATGATACTTTTAATCAATCAGACCAGCACGGAGATTATGTAGAGCCAATGCCAATCTTCGTTAGTAACAATTATTGATAAATATTAACATGAAAGACTTAAATAAAATTGGCGAAGAACTGTTTTCTAAACTAAGAGGTAGGTTTAAAAACATTCAAATCGGAAATCAAGAAGGTATAGTTACTAACGTACCTAGTGATTCACGCTTCTACGACTTTGTGTACGGAGATCAAGGTGGTAAAGTTAGTGTAAGTTTAGATGAAGATAGTGTAGTAGTTATGTATAGCGAAGCACTATTTGATGAAAACGATACTAGTATGAAAAAAGACTGGTATGACTTTTTGAAAGAGATGAGAGTATTTGCCAAGAAAAGAATGTTAAATTTTGAAGTAAGAGACATACAAAAGTCAAATTTAGAAAAGAGAGATTACAAATTCTTATCTAATAAGAACGGAGAGAACACCATGACAGAATCAACAATGTACGGAACTAGTAAGACTAGTTACCAGAATATAGCAGATGCAAGAATTTGTGTTAAGCACAGCGAAAGCATTAACCAAGAATTACCCGGCGGAAGATCACAGAAGATCGGAAGCATTTACATTGAAAGCACAAACGGCGAACGTTTTAAATATCCATTTAAACATTTGAACGGTGCAAGAGCAATGGCCCGTCACGTAGCAGAAGGCGGCAATATGTACGACGACTTTGGTAAACACATTGTCGGGCTATCAGAAGAAATGAATAAACTACGTAAGTTCAAAACATATATGTCAAGAAGCAGTGTCATGGCTGAAGGTCTTGCAGGATATATGGATGTTGTTAACGAGCGTATCGAAACAGTTAAGAGTACAGTAGCAAAACTTCAAAATAAAGCACACTATACAGAAGCAACATCAAACTTTACAAGTGTTGTACTTGAAGAAGTGCCAGAAGATGTAGCAACTGATTGGACTACACAACTTACAATTAAACAGTTCAATGAAGAACTAAAAGGTGTGTTCCCATACATTTATAAATTAGTAAGTGAAGCGAATGCAATTAAAGAACTAGGACCTGAAGATATTTTAGGTGAAGCAGATGACGACAAACAAGATAACGGGACAGATAAAATGGATGTTACTGACGCAGATAAGAAAATGAATACTCCTGCATACAAAAGAATGAAAGCAGGCGACAAACGCTATAACGATAAAACTACAAAAAATGAAGATGCAATTCCTTCAACTGAAGATATTGAAGCAGGCTTTGATGAAATGATGGGCCAGTTTAGTGAAAAATCAAAACCAGACTTTTTAGATATGGATGGCGATGGCGATAAAGAAGAGCCAATGAAAAAAGCAATCGATGATAAAGAAGATGGCGACGAAGACGAAACAGATGAAGGCAATGCATACGCACACGCAGTACGTAAAGCAAAAATGGACGGTAAGAAAAAAGGTGATAAAATAGATCATCCAGATGGTGATGAAGATGATATTACACTTGAAAAAGACCAAAACATTCCGTTGCCAGAAAAGATTTTATCATTGTTTGATAGAGAAGAAGGATCATTTCCAAAAGGCGAAACAGCAGTACTAACTATGGTTGAAAAAGACTATGGCGAGCAGTATATTGAGCCAGCAAAGCAATTTATTGAAAAAATACTTAATAAGTATGAATCAGTAATGCAAGGTCCAGCAGTGCAAGAGATGGAAAATGAGCATGAGCCACAAAAAATTACAATGGCTGTAACAGCAGATATTGAAGCAATGAAAAGAGCGGCAGGCATAGGCGAGAGCGAAAGACCTGCTTCGAACACGAAATTAGACGTAAGTCAAAGCGATCTTTACAGATTAGCAGGACTGTAATAGTCCTGTTATAAGTTTTTTAAGTTTTTCTTTAAAAAAGACTTGACATTGTTAGCAGTTTAGTATATAATAATAACTGTGCTACTAACAAACTAAGGCACAAAGGCTATAAGGCAAAAAAACAGGAGGCATATATTATGGCATCATTAGCAGAAATCAGAGCAAAACTGAAAGAACAAGAATCACGCACAGGTGGTTCACAAAGCGGCGGCGGCGACAACGCAATTTACCCATTTTGGAATATGAAAGAAGGCGAGAGTGCAACTCTACGTTTCCTTCCAGATGGTAATGCAGATAATACGTTTTTCTGGACAGAAAGACTTATGATCAAATTACCTTTTCCAAGTGTTAAAGGTGAAGCAGGTAGTAAGCCTGTACAAGTACAAGTACCATGTATGGAAATGTATGGTGACTCGTGTAACATCCTTAACGAAGTACGTGGTTGGTTTAAAGATCCTAGTCTTGAAGACATGGGTCGTAAGTATTGGAAAAAGCGTTCATACGTATTCCAAGGCTTCGTAGTAGAAAATCCAATTGGAGAAGATACTACTCCAGAGAATCCAATTAGACGTTTTATTATTGGTCCGCAGATTTTCCAGATTATCAAGCAGGCGCTTATGGATCCGGACATGGAAGAAATGCCAACAGATTATACTGCTGGTGTAGACTTCCGTCTTAATAAAACATCAAAAGGTGGGTATGCAGATTACTCAACATCAAACTGGGCTCGTAGAGAGCGTCCACTTGGTGATGCAGAAATGAATGCTGTAAATACAAACGGTTTATGGACTTTAGGTGATTTTCTTCCTAAGAAACCAGACGAAACTGGTGTTAAGGTAATGCAAGAGATGTTTGAAGCATCTGTTGATGGACAACCATACGATGCAGATCGTTGGAGTTCATACTTTAGACCATCAGGTATGCAAGCACGTACTGGTGATCCGAACGTAGCACCTAGTCCTAATGCAACGGCTGTGAGTCAAAGTGCTCCAGCGGCAACTGCACCAACGCCAGAAGCGGCACCTGCTCCAGTAGCAGAGACAGCACCGGCGGCAACTGCAACTGCACCTGCGGAAGGTAATGCAAGCGACATTTTAGCAATGATTCGTTCGAGACAAAATCAATAATCAAAATAATGTAGGGGAGTAATCCCCTACACTTTGGCTTAACAAGGAGAAACTATGGCTAAATCATTTGACGTTAGTAAGTTCCGTAAAGACTTAACTAAAAGTATCTCAGGCATGAGTACAGGCTTTAATGATCCTACAGATTGGATCTCAACAGGCTCATATGCACTAAACTATCTAGTAAGTGGCGACTTTAACAGAGGCGTTCCATTAGGTAAGGTAACAGTGTTTGCAGGAGAATCAGGCGCAGGTAAAAGTTATTTCTGTGCAGGTAACATTGTAAAACACGCACAAGACCAAGGTATCTTTGTAGTTTTAATTGACTCAGAGAATGCACTTGATGAAACATGGCTAAAAGCATTAGACGTTGATACAGGAGAAGATAAACTTCTCAAATTAAACATGTCAATGATTGACGATGTAGCAAAAACTATTAGTACGTTTATGGCAGACTATAAAGCAATGAACGAAGAAGACCGTCCTAAAGTATTGTTTGTAGTTGACTCATTAGGTATGTTACTAACACCAACAGATGTTGATCAGTTTAACAAAGGTGATATGAAAGGTGATATGGGTAGAAAGCCTAAGGCACTTACCTCACTTGTTCGTAACACAGTTAATATGATTGGATCACACAACGTAGGACTAGTATGTACTAACCATACTTATGCATCACAGGATATGTTTGATCCTGATGACAAGATCAGTGGTGGACAAGGCTTTATCTATGCATCAAGTATTGTTGTTGCAATGAAAAAGATGAAACTTAAAGAAGATGAAGCAGGTAATAAGATTAGTGAAGTACGTGGTATTAGAGCAGGTTGTAAAGTAATGAAAACACGTTATGCAAAACCTTTCGAAGGCGTACAGGTTAAGATTCCATACGAAACAGGTATGAATCCTTACAGTGGTCTTGTTGAATTATTTGAGAAGAAAGGCTTGTTAGAAAAACAAGGTAATCGACTCAAGTACATTGATCTAAATGGAGAAGAACATCTTGACTATCGTAAACAATGGATAGGTGAAAAACTTGATTTGATTATGTCGGAATACGAGCAAAAAATTGCTCCTGTGGTAAATACCGAAGAAGATGATGTCGAAGAATCATTGTCTAACAATCAAATTGAGGAATTATCTACACATGAATGAAGATCAAATACAAGAAACTTGGACACTATTTAAAGAATATTTAGATAAAAAACACATTGAAACCGCGGCAGAACGCTATGTCGATTTGTTAGCAGATATGGGAACAGATGATCATATTTTTATGGAATCTATGGGATCCTGTAGTATACTTGATGATGCAATAAAATATTACTTAGATGATGAAGATGAAGTATTTGATGAAGAAGATGGATTTGATTGGGAAGAATAATGTGGTATAGTGAAGTATCTAGAAACATAAGCAGAATACCAGATGCAGTTGCATACTTTGAAACAGAGTTAGAAGATGCAAAACGCGAAGTTAAACTTACTGGTAATGTTGAACGTGCTTCTAGTGCTATGCCTGGTTTAGTCGAACATCGATTTAACCAACTTCAAGAAATCGAAGCCATCTTAAATTATTTGAATATCGAACTACGTAGGTTGCGTAGTTCGTATTTCAAAAAGTATTTAGAAAATTATCAACGTGCTTTGTCAAGTAGAGACGTTGAAAAATATGTTGACGGCGAAGCAGACGTTGTTGACTATGAAAAAATTATAAACGAATTCGCCCTCATGCGTAACAAATGGTTAGGAGTCTTAAAAGGCCTTGACCAGAAGCAATGGCAGATAACTAATATTGTAAAGTTAAGAGTTGCTGGCATGGAGGATGCATCCGTTTAATGTATACATTTGTAACTAGCCTAAACAAGGCATATTGGAATAGTACTTCCAAAATTAATATTAATAGTTGGGTAGAATGTTTACCAGAAGATGTAAACATTGTAATTTATAGTGAAGAAGATATTGATATTGGTATTTTTCCAGAGCCACGTGTAAGTCTAAAGCCATTATACGACTCTAAACCTTTAGTAGAATTTATTGCCAAACATAAAGACGATCCTCATTACAATGGACAAATCGGACGTAAACTAGAAGGTAATAAAAAAGCATTTAAGTGGCAAGGCATTAAGTTTGCACACAAAACTTTTGCTATTTTTGAAGAAGCAAAATATCACGATAATGGTAAATTATTTTGGCTAGATGCTGATGTGCTTATGCATGATATAATTGATTATGCATGGCTAGATAAATTATTACCAGACGACAAAGCAATTAGTTACTTGGGTAGACCATCAGAATATGATGAATGTGGACTAATGGGTTACAATCTTAATACACAATTTGCAAAAGATTTTCTTACAAAGTTTGAAAACGAATACTTAAATGGATTAGAACATCTAAGAGAAACACATGATAGTTGGGTATTCTTTCAACTACGATTAGGTTTTGAAGATCAAACACCTTTCCATAATTTAAATCCAGCACCAAAAGACGGAAAAAGTCCTTTTAATAATAGTGGGATTAATAGTCATATGGTACATACAAAAGGCAAAAGTAAAGAACGTTTACAACAAAAATTCTTAAAAAGATTTGCTTTAGCAAAAGCAAGAGAACAACGAGAACTGAATGGAACTTGAACCTCACCTAGGCGGACACCAAGGCAAAACACATACTGATGAAGGAACACTTCGCTGGGCAATAGACAAATTAAATGTAACATCAATGTTAGATGTAGGTTGCGGCCCGGGCGGAATGGTCGAACTTGCAAACAGTTTAGGTGTAGATGCTTACGGAGTTGATGGCGATTATACCCTTGAACGTTATAATAATGATAAGTTTATTATACACGATTTTACAAATGGACCTGCACCTATTGGAGGAACGTATGACTTAGCATGGAGTGTTGAGTTTGTTGAGCATGTGTACGAAGAATATATTCCTAATTACATACCAGCAATGCAAAAGTGTAAGTTTTTAATTATGACATATGCCCCTGTAGGACACGGCGGGCATCATCATGTAAATGAAAATACACAAGAGTATTGGATTCACATAATGGCCGCAAGTGGGTTTAGATACCTTAGTGACTCAACACAAGAAATGCGTAGGCATTCAACTATGGGTACTAAAAAGAAACATAGATTTTTAGCACGTACAGGATTACTTTTTAAAAATGAACGTAGTAGCAATTAAAGAATTATTATGGAGTTGGCATCCTTTGCCTACTACTTGGAAGGTTGTTCCGTATGCAGATAAAGATGCTATCCAAAATGCAGATGTGCTTGTACAATCAAATCAATCAGGAAGTAAGAAAGAACGCAAACTTGGTCACATATATAACTATGTGAGAGATAGCGGCAAGCCTTATATTGTAACAGAAAGTGCAGTCTTTAGAAAAAACATGGCAGACCCAGATCCAGGCAAGCCAGGTAAAACATATCATCGTTATAGTTGGACAAGTTATTTTAGAGATGAAGGCGACTATTGTAATGAAAATAGTCCTAGTGATAGATGGAAACAAGTTCAAGAAGATCAAAACTTAATTGTTAAAGACTGGCGTACTAAAGGCGATTATGTCTTGGTAATGTTACAACGTCCAGGTGATAGTAGTCTTGTAAAACTAATAGCAAAGCACGGAAGTTATGAAGGATTTGTTGAGCATACGCTAAATGAAATAAAACAAAATACAGATAGGCCAATAAAGGTACGTATGCATCCGTCACGTATAGATAGGCAAAGGGCAATACTACAAAACTTTGATGTGCAAATAAGTGAAAACTTACAAGGTGCAGGACTTTTATCTGGTGGAGCAGGCGG